CGTAGAGTCTATAAGCCGTGTCATGAATTCGACTTCATTTTATTCTACAGTAAAGAGTGCATTATTGTCGGCGGTCGCTCTGACCGGGCTAGGTGTTGTGTTGCTTCCTCTCCGTATACTCCACCATCTAGCTTTCTCACCGGCTCACGAATCCTACTCTTACCCCTTTGAGCTTCAATCTGGATCTGCATATCGTGGTCTGGTGCTCACCCAATGGTTGCTTGGCGCTGCAAGGCTTGTTCCTGTTGTCCAGCCCCTCGCCCTTTGGTTGAGCCCACATCGCCGTCGTGTGTGGTTGGAGCTGTTCGGGCAATTACCCATCGGTGTGCAGTATCGGCCACCCACCGCAGTTGCTTTGAACGCTCGGCTGGCAGCCGTCCCTGCACAGGACCGCCAGTTCGACGCACTTAGGGCTCCCCAATTCAACGGATCGACAACGTTGATGAAAGAGTTAGACTCCAGGCGTCTCCCCTACAGACGTCCGGAGGTTCGTGATCCGACGGCTGCCCGAGCCGCAATCGTCGGAGCGCCTGGGGGACCCCCACCCCCCCCCGCGCGTGCCCCAAACCCGAATTTGGTAGCTGAATCAAATGCGTTACCTATGCCTAATCCACATGCTGTCAATGCTTATTTCCGAACAACTCTGATTCGCAGGGCCGTCCGTAGTATGCCTGCTGGCACTTTGTTTGCTGATGTTTTCGGTCACGAACGTTCATACCGTTTCGCCGACTTTGGTCGTGAAGCCCGTATCGTGGGTTTCCGTCACGACCCGAGTGACGGCTTGAGACAGGACGACGCTGCTGACTGTACTGACGCACTCATGGTCCACGTCTACCATCACTACACGCCTGCCGATTGCTTCCGACTCGCCCGCCGATTCGCCCCGAACGTCAACACCGTCTACATTGTGCACTATCGCTTCAATGGAGACGCCGGTGTGATGGAAGGCTATTGTTGGGTTCGTAAGGGAGACCAGATTGAAGCAACGACAGATCGTACCTGGACCCACCCTGATCCGATGTGGTGGAATGTGTCCGGTTATCATGGTGGTTTGGAATGGTATCAAGATCGCGTTTATGACTGGCCCCACAATTGCCAGTTCTGCCTGACCGTCCTCCGCACTCGGGACGATTTCGACTCAGCTATCACGTCACTCCC